ATGAGCGCAAACGTCAACGACATCGCCCGCGAATATCTTCGTGTCAGCAAGGACAGCAGCGGCCGGGCTCGCTCCGTCACAGAGCAGCACACCGACAACGAGAGTGCGGCCGAGAGCAACGGCTGGACGCTGGGCGAGCCGTACGCCGACAACGACCGCTCGGCGTCGCGATACGCGACCAAGGTCCGGGGCGACTTCAAGCGCCTCCTGGAGGACCTGGAGACGGGCAGGTTCGGCGCAGGCGTATTGATCATCTGGGAGCCCTCCCGAGGATCCAGGCGCAACTCCGAGTGGGCGGCGTTCCTGGACCTGCTGCGCGACCAGCGCGTGAAGGTCCACGTGACCTCTCACGGACGCACCTACGACCCCACCAACGCGCGCGACATGCGGAACCTTCAGGAGGACGGGGTGGACTCTGAGTACGAGTCCGCCAAGATCTCCGCTCGTTCGACGCGCGCCCACCGTGAGCACGCAGTGGCCGGGAAGCCCACCGGCCGGACGCCAGTCGGCTACGTACGCACCTACGACCCGCAGACCCGACGCTTCGTCTCCCAGGACCCCGACCCCGAGACCGCGCCGATGATCAAGGAACTCTTCGACCGCATCGCCGCCGGCCACTCGCTGCGCTCGATCGCGCTGGACTTCGAGGCCCGTGGGTATGTCAACGGCAAGGGCACGCCCTACACGATCCAGCACCTGCGCACGCTCGCTCGATCCTGGGCCTACACGGGCCTACGAGTCCACATCCCTGGCCGCACTCCGAGCACCAACACCAACGTCATCCATCGACCCGACGTACAACTCACCGAGGCCACGTGGGAGCCGCTGGTGAGTCGCGAGACCTTCTATGCCGTCCAGAACATCCTCGATGATCCCGCCCGCCTTGTTGCCCGACCGGCGCGGGCCGCTCACCTGCTCTCCATGATTGCCAAGTGCGACGTGTGTGACGACGTGCTGACTGTCCGGTTCGCTGCCAGCGAGAAGCGTCAGCCGTCGTACGCCTGCCGCAAGAGCGCGCACGTCCGCGTCATCGAGTCCGACCTGGACGAGGTCGCTGAGGCCGTCATCGTCGGCTACCTCGCCCGCGAAGACCTCGAGGCCACCATCGACGCCAAGAAGAACCCAGGCGAGGACCTACAGACCATCCGCGACGAGATCGCCACTCTGCGCCGCCGTCTCGATGACCTGGCCGACGACACCTCACTCTCCGAGCGGGTCCTGTCACGGCGGGCCGCCGCCCTGGAGAAGGAACTGAACGACCTGATCGAGCGGGAGAAGGCTGCGAGCACGCCCGCCGTGCTCCGTGGCCTCATCGAGCCCGGGAAGGGTGCCGAGCTGCGTTGGAAGGCACTGCCCCTCGAGGTCAAGCGTCAGGTGGCCCGGATCCTGCTCTCACCGGACCTGATCGGCGAACTGCGGGTGACCCGCTCCCCTGACAGTCGGCCCTGCGACGCAAGTGACCGGATCATCTGGCGTCGTTCCTGAGCCATCCACCGGCGGGATTCCACGGTCATCGCTGTACTAATCGCACTTGTTACCGGGGCACGCTCAGCGACCCAGATTTTGTTACCGATCGCAGCGACTAACTTCGGGCTAAACGTGTCTGGAGCGGTGTGCTTACCGCGTCCAAACCCGGCAGTTGTCGGGGCCTTACTCAACACTTACACAACAAGTTGAAGCAGCGTACCGGAGGGCTTGAATCCCGCCAAGAACCCAGCCCGCCGGCACGCCCTAGGCCCCAGAAGGGACGTGTCCCACTGTGTCACAGACACGAGAAGCCGTCACCAGCCGACCCCGGGCATCGGAGGTCCGGCACCTGCGAGCGAGGCTCGGAGTTGCCACGCGGCGCGGCTCCGAAAGTGATCAGGTCGAGATCCGCCGAGACCTCGCCGTCGCGAAGATCGCTCAGTACGTCGAGCGCGTTGTATCCGAGGCTCCCCCGCTAACCGATGAGCAGCGCGAACGCCTCGCTGCACTTCTCGGCGGCGCTGCATGAGCGATCCAACCCGCGCTCCCCGCCTCGTCGTCGCACCCGACCACCGTCAGGTGCCTATGAAGCTGCTGTGGCTGGAGACCATCGCCACGCACCCCGACCTGTCCAACGGTGCCGTTCGTACGGGTGTCCGCTTGGCCAAGTACGCCGACCAGCACGGTCATGACGCATACCCCGGCCCCGCGAGGCTGGCGCAGGACACCACAGCAGATTGGAGCACCATGCCTCAGGGCAAGCGAGACAACCGCCTCCGCACGATCAAGAAGCACCTGGCCGAACTGGTCACGGCTGGCGTGGTCGAGCAGGCCACCATTGGCGGCTCCGGCGATGAGGGCAGGCGTGCCACCGAGTATCGACTGGTCGAGTGGTGGACCCGTGAACCTGAAACCACGGGTGACTCTGAAGACACGGGTGATTCCACGTACACGGGTACGGGTGATTCCACGGCCACGGGTACCCGTGGCGCTGAAGTCACTCCACCCCTGCACCACCCCTCCAGTACCCCTGCACTCTCGATCGTTCCTCCCGTCGATGCATGCCACCTCAACGCGGTCATCGACCGCATCGATGAGTACATGGACGACACCGAGCTGGCCGACCTCGCGGAGCAGCATGACCCAGACTGCTGGGACAAGCACCTCGACGGCGCGCTCGATCAACTCAACCCGACCGAGCGCTCGGCGGTACTTCACCCCTACGTCACATCGCCCGATCGATGGCAGTCGATCTACGAGGACGTGGTGACCCGCGCCTTCGCGGCGTACGACGCCGAGCACTGGCCCCATCTGGCCGCAGTCTGACAGGAGCGAGCCATGACAGCAGGACAGCGAGGCAGCCTCCCCGCCATCGGCTCAACACGAGCCTGGAGCGGGGCGGCTGTCACCGCCGCGCGTACCTACCTGGCCACGATCACCAAGTGGCCCACCCGCTGCGGACAGTGCGGCAAGCGGGTCGACAAGACCAAGCCCTGGGTAGTCGGACACATCAAGTCCCGAGCCACCCACCCCGCACTCACCTGGGACCCCAGCAACTGGCGAGTCGAGCACAGGAAGTGCAGCGACAAGACCGGACAGTCCGTCGTCATCGAGAAGGCACGCGAACAAGGACGACGCGACGCACGAACCGCGATCACACCACCACCGACCACCGATTTTCCCCACCACACCACACCCACAGAACCTCCGCCCCTTCAAAGATCTCTCTCCGATCGACCGGTGGAGCCCAACGCGGCCCTGCTGTGGTCCAGTCACGACCTGCGGGCGCATGTGTGGCTCGAGGATCTGGCGGTGCTTCCGGAGGATGCTGCGCCGCCGCTGTACATGACTCCGGTGCCGGAGGCTGCGGTCTGTTCGTACGGCTGGGAGGGCTGCACGCACCTCGAGGACGGGGTGGCGGCGGTGCCGTGGATCGAGTCGACACAGCAGATCACGATGCGCTGGTGGCAGAAGCTCAGCCTGGTCCGCCAGTTGGAGCATGACGCCGAGGGCGACCTGTGCCATCGGAAGAAGATCGAGAGCGCACCTCGCCGTGCGGGCAAGTCGGTGGGCCTGCGTGGCGGCGCGCTTTGGCGTATGGCGGTCGGGCCGTCGCTGTTCGGCGAGCCTCAGAACGTCATCCACACGGGCTCTGACCTGAACATCTGCCGCGAGGTCCAGCGTGGGGCGTGGAACTGGGCCGAGGCGTACGGCTGGACGGTCACCAAGGGCAACGGCAAGGAGGCCGTGGAGACGGACCTGGCTCGCTGGCTGGTCCGCGCCCAGGACGGCGTCTACGGCTACGACTGCTCCCTGGGTCTGGGCGATGAGTGCTGGGACGTGAAGCCCGACACCATCAACGAGGGCCTGGAGCCCGCCACCCTCGAGCGGGTCAACCCGCAGCTCGTTCTCACCTCGACGGCCCACCGTCGCGCCACGTCTCTGATGCGGACCGAGCTGGCGAATGCGCTCACGCTCGCTGACCCGGATGTCCTGTTGCTGCTGTGGGGTGCCCTGGCCGACTGCGACCCGAGCGACCCGGCTGTGTGGCGGGCAGCATCTCCGCACTGGTCCACGGACCGCGAACGGATGATCCGGGCGAAGTACGCCGCTGCGCTGGCAGGCGAGGATGACCCCGAGTTCGATGACCCGGACCCGATGCGTGGGTTCATGGCGCAGTACCTCAACGTGTGGACGATCGCCGAGAAGCGTCTGGTGGGTCGCCCGGTGCTGGAGGCGGACGCCTGGTCGGCGCTCTACTCCCCTGCCCCGGCGACGGCTCCCGATGCTGTCGCGGTCGAATCGTGGTTCGAGCAGGGTGTGTCTCTGGCGGAGGCGTGGCGCGCCACGGATGGCACTGTCACAGTCCGAGTGACCGACTTCGCCACCGTGGACGAGGTGGCGCGTCAGGTGTCACTCCTGGGCGTGCGTCGGCCGGCCATCGTCGGTTCGTCACTGGCGGATCATCCCGCGTGGCGCGCCAACCGGGTCCGTATCGAGTCGACCTCGTCCGCCATGCGTGCGCAGGTGGGCGAGCTGATGCGGGTCTTGCGTGAGGGCACGCTGCGTCACACGGCCTCAGAGGCGCTGTCGGGCCAAGTGCTGGCGCTGCGTGTCTCGCCGGGTGTCGACGGCCCAAGGATCCGGAGCACTGAGCGTGCTGACGCGATCAAGGCCGCGACGCGGGCAGCCTCGGCCGCCGCTGCCGTCGTACGCCGCCAGGTGGTCACCCCGAGCCGGTACCGCACACAAGTCTCTTGATGTCAAGCATCTCAGTTTGAAAGATTCTTGATGTCAAGATAACATTGCCTTGTGGGGTTGATGAGACGAATCAGTGACAGGCTGGCGGCCGGCAAGGCCATCCAGCTCGCCGCTGCGTCCACAGCCCTGGAGAGTGCCCAGTTCGCCGCCATCGGCCCGGAGTCCATCCCCGCCTCTTTCTTCGGCCTGTCGGCGTATTCGGATCCCGTGGCCGTTGAAGCCCCGGTCTCTCGTCGCTCGGCTCTACAGGTCCCCGCCATCAAGCGCGCGCGTGACCTGGTCCCGGGAACGCTGGGCACTCTCCCCGTCGACCTCTACGGGCCACAGAACACGCTCTCCTACTCCGAGCTGCTGGCTCAGCCTGAGCGCAACACCCCGCGCTCGGTGACCATGGCGAAGACGTACGAGGATCTGTGGTTCGAGGGCGTGGCCTGGTGGTACATCACTGAGTTCGGGTGGCACGGCTACCCGACCAAGGTTCGCCGCCTCGAGCCGCGCACCGTCGATGTGCGCATCGACGGCAAGGTGTACGTCACCCAGGACGGCAACCAGGGCATGACGTGGGAGTACGCCCCCGACGCCCGTCTGATCCGCTTCGACTCCCCCACCGAGGCGGTTCTGACGGCCGGCGCACGTGCGATCCGCGCATCTCTGACACTCGATGCGGCCGCCCTGCGGTACGCCGATGGCTCTCCGATGGCGGACTACTTCGAGCCCAGTGACGGCTACGACCCGGACCAGGACGAGGTCGACGCGGCCCTGGATCAGTGGCTGGCCGCTCGCCATCAGCGCTCGACCGGGTACGTCCCTGCCGGGTTCGACTACCACCTGAACCCCTTCGACGCGCAGAAGCTCCAGTTGGCTGAGGCTCGCCAGCACGCCGTCCTCGAGCTGTCCCGCGTGACCGGTGTCGACCCCGAAGACCTCGCAGTCTCGACCACCAGCCGCACCTACCAGAACTCGCAGGACCGCTACCAGGCGCGCATCAAGGACACGCTGCGCCCGTTCATGGTCGCTGTCGAGGAACGCCTGTCGATGAACGACGTGTGCCCCCGTGGCTACGACGCTCGCACGCGCGTGGCCGAGTTGCTTCGCGCCGACGACAAGACCCGTTTCGAGTCCTACAAGCTCGGCCTCGAGGTGGGCGCGATCGGCCAGGACGAGATCCGCGATCTCGAGCACAAGGCCCCGTTGACCCAGCCGCCGGCGCTCCCTGCGCCTTCGAGCGAGGAGGCACAGGATGCCTGATACCTACACCTTCGCTGCCAGCGGAGAGCAGTTCTCCGTTGACACCGAGTCCCGCACGATCGAGGGACTCATCGTCCCGTTCGGCGTCAACCCGATCGATGGTCGGGCCGTGACGTTCGCGGCGGGTGACATCGGCTGGTCCAGTTACAAGAGCGTGAAGCTCAACCTGGATCACGACCGCTCCACGTCCTTCGGGTTCGGGCTGAGTCTCGCTGAGACCGACGCCGGGATCCTGGGCAAGTTCAAGGTGGCCGATGGCCCCCGTGGAGACGAGGCGCTGGCACTCGCTGAGAGCGGCGTCTATGACGGCCTGTCCGTCAACCTCTACCGCCCTGAGGGCAAGGAGAAGTTCCACCTGACGCACGTGGCTCTGACCGCAGAGCCCGCCTTCGATGAAGCGCGCGTCTCCAAGATCGCGGCATCCGCTGCGTCCAACCAGGAAGGAGCCCACGTCATGGGCGACACCACCGAGACGGCCGAGGCTCCCCAGGACTTCAGCGCTGTCACCACCGCAATCACCGAGGGCTTCGCGTCCCTCAACGTCCCCTCCCGCGAGGTCGTCCCGGCCGGGGCCCAGACCTCGGTCAAGGAGGCTCCGCTGTACACCTTCGGCGCTCGCAACCCGGGTCAGAAGGAGTTCTCGGCGGACATCTTCGCCGCCGCCAAGGGCGACCACGAGGCCCACGCTCGGCTCGACAAGTTCATCGCTGAGCAGTTCGCCCCGGTTGACAGCCCCGATGTCAACGAGGTCAACCCCACCGGTTACCGGCCCGACCTCTATGTCGACTACATCGAGAAGGCCGCCCCGGTCTACAAGGCGCTCTACGCGGGTGGGCTGAACGACGCGACCCCGTTCGTAGTGCCGAAGTTCTCCAGCTCCACCGACATGGTTGCCGACCACGTCGAGGGTCAGGAGCCCGCCGTGGAGGGCACGTTCGTCACCACCGGCCAGACCGTCACCCCTGGTGCTGTCTCCGGCGAGTACAGCGTGACCCGTGAGGTCATCGACGCCGGCGGAAACCCGCAGGTTTCCGGCCTGATCTGGCGGCAGGCTCAGCGCCTCTACGTGGAGGCGATGGAGACCAAGGCCGCCGCGCTGCTCAACGGTGCTGTGCTCGCCGAGCTCGGCACCCTGATCCCGGCCGGCGACGCCGACATCGTGGGGAAGTACCAGGCCAACCTCAACAGCGCTGTGTTCGAGGACGGCTCGGAGTTCTGGGGCGACGTGCTGTCGCACCGGGACGCCTTCACCACGCTGGCCAACGCCAAGGACGGCCAGGATCGCCCGCTGTTCCCGATGATCAACCCGAGCAACGCCAACGGCACCACCAGTGCCCGCGCTCGATCGCTCACCGTGGCGGGCTACAACCACATCCCGGCCAAGACCCTGGGCGCGACTGGCGTCAACATGAAGTCGTACGTCGGTGACTTCGCCTACGCCCCGTTCTGGGCGTCGGCTCCGCTCCAGATCACCCTCGCGCCCACCGTGGCCAAGGGCCTGTCTGTCGGCCTCTTCGGCTACACCGCCGGCGCGATCCTGGACGCCAACCGCATCCGCAAGATCACCGTCGACATCACGGTCTGATCCGTCATGGCCACGATCCCCGACCTGGCAGCGGTCAAGACGTACCTGGGCACCGATCACTCCTGGAGTGACTCGGAGATCGAGGACACCCTGAACGCCCAGGTCGGGGACCAGGCTAAGAAGTGCACGGTCCCCACCGACGCCGAAGACCCGACGTGGATGCCTGACGCCCTGGCGCAGGCGCTGCTGCGACGCACGCACGTCGCCCTGTCTCTAAAGGCCCTGCCGCTTGCCGTGCAGGTCACCCTCAGCGACGTGAACGCGGCCCAGGTCCGCGTCGGGTCACCGTCCAAGGATCCGCTGGTCTACGACCTCGAGCGGCCCTATCGGAAGCTGGTGCTGGGATGACGGCACGCGAGGACATCGCCGCTGCGGCCAGCACCGTGACCGGGCTGAAGGTGACGCCGTACTACCGGCAGAACCTGACCGCCGGCAACGGCTTCGTGCGGTTCGGCGAGCGCACCCGGCCGAGCAACGGCTTCGGCTGGCTCGACACGTGGGAAATCTGGATTGCCAGCCCTGCCGACATCGAGGCCGCTGAGAAGTGGATCGAGGCCAACCAGGACGCGCTCCTGGCCGCGCTCGATCCCGCCGAAATGCTCGTCACCAGCCTGACCCCGTCCGAGCTTGTGCTCGGTTCCGTCAACACCCCGGGCATCGTCGTACGCGGCGTGCGGGGAGCCTAGAAAGGAACGCCACCATGGCACGCGTTATCCCCCGCCTCATCGCTCTCGACATCGAGACCGTAGACCGCTCCAACGAGGTCTCGGTCGCCAAGATCACCAGCGGTGCGGCTGACTCCGACTTCATGTCCTTCGCCGAGGCCCGCTCCGGCGGCTCGCGTGAGTACGTCCTCGCGATGACCATCGCGCAGGATCACGCCTCGGCCACGCTCTGGGACCTCATCTGGACCGGCGTGGGCACCGAGGTGGACGGCGTCTACGCCCCGTACGGCAACGACCTCCCCAGCGTCTCGCAGCCTCACTACGGCTTCGTGGCCGTCGTCGCTGAGCCTGATGGGGACTTCCTCGGCGCAGAGGCCACCGACTCCACCACCGCCGTGGCGACCATCGAGGTCGAGTGGAAGCTGACCGGCAAGCCCATCAAGATCACGGCCTGACCGATGGCCGGCGAGGGCAGCGTCCAGGGTCTCCGGCAGGTCGTCAAGGGCCTGCTGGAAATCGGCGTTGACCTCGAGGACCTGAAGGACGCCATGGCGGACGTGGCCAAGGCCGCGACCGACGTAGCCCAGGCCGCCGCCCCTACCCGGACAGGCGCTCTCCGCGCCTCCATCCGAGGCAACAGGGCCAAGGGCAAGGCCGTCGTCACCGCTGGCCGCGCCCGCGTCCCGTACGCCGGGGCCATCAACTACGGGTGGCCAGCCCGAGGCATCCGCGGCGTCGGGTTCATGCAGAAGGCCGACGAGGTCGTGGGCCCGCGAGCGGTCCAGATGCTCGAGGACGGCATCAACAAGATCATCCAGGACAAGGGGTTCGACTCATGACATCCGAGAAGACGGCTGACGAGGTCTTCGAGAGCCTCAACGGCTTCGATGAGATCGCGATCGAGAAGGCGTTCGGCGAGATCACCTCGCTGAAGGACAAGCCGATGATGTTCCTCCGCGCGCTGCTGTTCACCGAGCACCGCCGCGAGGGCAAGACCGACAAGGAAGCCAAGCAGGCCGCCATGGACGCGACCATGCGCGAGTTGACCGACTACTTCCGCGCAGACGAGGACATCGACGCGGGGGAAGCCTGACGGCATCCCGCGAGCGGGCAGAGCAACTAGCCGCGTTCTGCCTCGCTACCGGGGTGCCTCCGAGTGAGTACCCACACCTGACCATCGGCGAACGCAACGCCTTCATCGAGCTGAGCAAGAAGAGGAGGAAGTGACCATGGCTGGACCGATCCGCATCAGCATTCTGGCCGAGGCTGAGAAGGCCACCCAGAGCGTCAAGACCTTCTCTTCGACCGTCGACACCGAGATGACTTCGGCGGCGCGCAGCATGGACCGTGCCGAGCGCGCGGCCGACTCGATGGAGCGGGGCATGTCCCGGGCTGGTGAGGGCGCTGACGCGATGGCCACGACCTCGGCCCAGGTGGCCGGCGGTATCGGTGACCTGGCCGGGGCGATGGAGGCCACCGGGGTCATCTCCGAGGGCACCGCCATGCAGATGGAACTTGGTGCCACCGCGATCATGGGTATCACTGGTGCCTCCGACCTGGCGAACGCCGCGTTCGAGAAGATGCCCGGCCTCCAGAAGGCCATCGGCGCGGCCACCAAGTTCATGCTGGGACCGTTCGGCATCATCCTGGCGGTCGTTGCGGCCGTGGCCGCGATCTTCGTCGTGCTCTACAAGAACAACGACCAGTTCCGGGCCTTCGTGGACGAGAAGCTGGTGCCCGCCCTGAAGCGGCTGTGGCAGATGTTCGTAACAGCGATCAAGCCCGCCCTGGACCAGTTGTGGCAGACGATCCAGACATCGGTCCTGCCCGCCCTTGCCCAGGCGTGGCGGATCATCCAGGCCAAGGTCGTGCCGATCCTCGGCCGCTTGTGGCAGACCTTCCAGACGCGCATCCTGCCGGTCCTGGTGAAGGTCGCCCAGTTCATCCTCGGCAAGGTCGTCCCGGCCCTGATCGTCTTCTACGCGCGCTACCTCTCCACGGTCATCCGGGTCGTGGCCCGGGTCGTCGGCTCCATCGCCGGATTCGTCCGCGCCATGGTCAGCCTGGCCGCCGGGATCCGCTCCCGGGCTGCCGCCATCGCCGGGTTCTTCTCCAACATGCGCTCGGCGATCTCCCAGCGAATCTCCACGATCGTCTCCTACTTCCGTGCCATGCCCGGTCGCCTCATCCGCGCCCTGGGCAACCTCGGCGGTCGACTGGTCTCGGCCGGCCGAGACCTGATGCGAGGCTTCATCGACGGCGTGCAGGAGTACGCCTCCCGGCTGATCTCCGCCGTCACGGGACCGATCGGTGATGCGGTCGGCAAGGCCAAGTCGCTGCTTGGCATCAGGTCGCCGTCCAAGGTGTTCGCCGAGATCGGCAAGTTCACCATGCAGGGCTACGCATCCGGGGTCGACAAGTACGCCCGCACCGCTGCCCAGGCCGTCGAGGGTGCCCTGGACCCGCGCGCGCTCTCGCTCGAGGGCGGTGCCGGGGCCGGCGGCGGCCAGCAGGTTTACATCACGATCCAGGCGACCCCTGGTACCGACAAGGTCGCACTGGCCAAGGAGCTGGCGAGCATCCTCCGGGTCGGCAAGGCGGCAGGTGTGAGGTTCTGATGGCGCAGGAGTTCAACACCGCTGACTACCTCCGTCTGGAGATCGAGACGCCGAGCGAGATCCAGAACCTCGTCCAGAACCCGAGCGGGGAGCTCGGGGCGTGGGGCTGGATCACCCCGGTCGACCAGACGGTACTCGAAAGTACGACGAGCGGGGGCGGCCCGGCCCTGATCGTCTCCAGTCCCAACGCCCAGCAGTACCGAGCGCTGACCTCGAAGATGCCTGCCAGCCCTGGGAAGTACTACCAGGGCCGCACCGACATCGTTGCGACCTCGAGCACCGGCGTCTATCACCGACGACTCTCCGAGTTCTACCGGGCAGACGGCACGGTGATCGCGACCTACTACGCCGCGACCTACCTCAACACCCTCGGCGTGAAGTTCTACACCTCGCCGGCCGCGCCGGCAGAGACCGCCTATGTCGCCTTCGGGATCGCCGTGTCGGGCAACGGCAACGTGAACCCGCCCGTCAACTCCTCGGTGACCTTCCGCGAGGTCCAGATGATCGAGACGGCCTCCAACGTCGCGACACAGACCCGGGTCAACCAGGTCCGCAACCCGAGCCTCGAGACGAACCTCAACGGATTCGTTGCCCAGGGCGCGGGCAACACCGTCACCCGTGCGACAGACCAGGCATGGAGGGGCACCTACAGCCTCAAGTCCGTCGTGTCGTCGGCCAACACTCTTTGGGTGCGTGGCCTGCTGGCATCGGCAGGCGGCTACGGCGACCAGGCCCTGACGACCAACAAGCAGTACGTCCTGTCCTTCTACGCGCGCACCAACGCCGCGCGGACACTGGTCGTCGGGACGCGGCTACGGTCCACCACCAGCACCGCCGCCACGAGCTTCAACCGCTCGTTCGCCCTCGCAGCCAACACCTGGACTCGCGTCTCTGTCTCCTTCAACAGCGGCAAGTACAACGTCCTCGACTACATCGCCATGCTGTGCCAGACCAACGGCGGCTCCTGGTGGTTCGACGGGTTCATGCTCGAGCAGACCTCCACCCTCGGTGAGTGGTTCGATGGCTCGAACCCTCCGACCGGCTGGACGGCGAGCTGGAGCGGAACTCCCAACGCCTCCTCTTCGAACGCCGAGTCCCCCACTACGCAGTTCGCCTACGTACCGCCGATCGTCTACACCGACATCCTTGGCTCGGCCAACACGATCTCCGTCCAGCGCAACGAACTGGAGGTGGGCACGCTCCAGGCGAACATCAAGGACACCTCACTGGACCCGTCGACGGCGGACACGATCCGGCCCGGTCGGCGTGTCCGGCTCTCGGCGCTGGTCAGCGGCGCGTGGGAGCCAATCTTCCTCGGGAAGGTCTCCAGCGCGAAGGTCGACTATGACCTTCTTTACGAGGACGAGGCCAAGCGGGCCAACATCACCCTGACCGCCGTCGATGCTGTGAGCGAGCTGGCCAACACCCGCCGGAGCAACGGCGTCGTACTGATCGATGACCTGCCCGAAGTCATGGAGGGCGTGAACGTCCCCTACGACATCAAGGGCGGCATCAACCAGTCCATCGGCACCGCTGAGACGGCCTACGTCAACGACAACGCGAGCGTGCTCGACATCGTTGCAGTGGCTCGTGACACGTGGCTCCAGGAGTGGGGCAAGCCGGCGTACGCCTGGGTGAGTCGCAACGGCGTCCTCAACGTGCAGGAGCAGGGCACCGGCGGCAAGGTCATCGGCACGACCGACCACGACCTGTGGAACGAGAGCGACTATCTGGCCGACTTCGCCGTTGACTACGACACGGACAGGTGCATCAACGAGGTCGTCATCAAGGCTCTCCGGATCACCGGCACAGGCTCCGAGGCCGAGACCGAGGAGTGGACGTTCGGGCCGTACCGCGACGAACCGAGCATCCGAGAGTGGGGTACCCACTCCCAGGAGTTCACCGTCGCCGTGAACCCAGGCACCACGCTCGACACGGCTTACTTCTCCGCGTACGCGAACAGCGTCCTGGCCGCCAACGCGAACCCCGAGAAGAAGGTGAACGCGCTCACCCTGGGCATCTTCAAGGCCGAGGACATTGACAGAATCCCGACCACGCTCTCCTCCAAGGTCCTGGTCGACCTCTACGACCACGTCCGGATCTGGAACGACGAGGCTGGTATCGCGGACAAGCTCCTCAACATCGCCAGCATCGAGCACACCATCACGCCCAAGCGCTGGACGATCGGCGTCGGGTTCGGCTCGCTGGGCGCGGTGGCGAGCCCGAACGCTCAGCCTGCCTTGGCGGGTGCGCCTGCCGCCGGCGGATGGATCAACATCCCCCTGGCCAGCGGCTACCAGGCCGGGGAGGCAGGCGTGCCGCAGTACCGAATCAAGAACGGCGTCGTGTTCCTCCGAGGCAGCATCCAGGAGACGGCCACCGGCACTCTCTCGCTCAACTCCTCGCCGGGCCACACCATCGGGACCCTCCCGCCCGAAGCCCGGCCAGCCGGCGCGGACATCGCGACGCTGACCCCGCCCCAGAACCCCGCCGCCAACCAGGCCCGCCTGTTCGTCTGGACGAACGGGACGGTCAAGGTCTACCTGACCGGGTCCGGCGCGGCGGCGTACGTCTCGCTATATGCCGTCTACCCAGCAGGAGCGTGATCCAATGCCCGAGATCCCCACCGTGTCGACCTGGATGCAGGTCGTTGTCGTCATCGCCGTACTGGGCTACCTCGCCTTCAAGGCGTGGCTAGACAGCGGCCGGACCAAGCAGACCAACGATGCCGTCACCGCCCTCGAGGCGACCCTGACGACGAACAACGGCGGGTCCCATGTGAAGGACCAGCTCGACCGGATCGAGGCCAGTGTGGGCGATCTGGCCGAGCGGGTCACGGTGCTGGAGGGCACCGTGACCCGCCGGCCTAAGGCTGTTGCTCAGGCTGCCGGGGCGAGCCAGGTGACGAGCCACAGGTGATCGAGCGGGCACACGTACGCGGCTACCCACTTACCCCCGTCGCGGTGCTTGGTGGCGTCAGAGGCAGCGAGGCCACAGACGGGGCAATCGTCGGACTGTGCGTCGTTGGTCCAGCTCACGCCGCACCCCCGAGGATCTGCACATGTGTTGCGTAAGTTGATACGGTCACGGCATGGCCCTCCTAAGGGTCCAAGGCGCAGGTGACCGGGGTTCTTTGGCGGAATGACCGGTCACCTGCGTGATTTCAGGTGAACACCTCTGGGTACGTGGATGCTAGTTACAGCCGTGTAGTGCCCCGGGGTGCATCTATGAAAGCACGTCGCAGCGACAACGTCGGCGACAAGCCTGGGAGGTTATCCACACCCCCTGTGGATAACTCGATCGAACCTGTGTACGAGAGGTCGCCAGGGCCGAGTACCGGTGGGTAACTGTCCAGATGAGCGCACTTTTGTGTCTGGAATGAACCACTCGCCGTTATCAAATCGTTACACGACTTCGAGTGAAAGAGGCGTAACCTCTGCGCTTTCACGTAAAAAGTGCTCAACGTCACGCCCAACTCATCAACCTTGGTGACCAGGCAACCGTCGACTAGGGCCGAAAGTCCTCAATCGATCTTCTTGTCGATGAAGTACACGTTCTCCAGCACCAAGTAGCCGATGTCCGATCTGTACGGCGTGAATTCCCTCGGGTTATGGTCCAGCGGCCTCAGCCAGCGACAGAGCGTCGAGGTACTCCCCTGCCCACTCCGCTTCCTCCCAGCCATCTGGCATGGCATGGAGGCCAGCCCGCAAGCTGTCAGCCGCGCGCTGGTGATTGCCGACACCGAGGTGTGCGAGCCCTCCGGAAAGGCGTAGCCAGCTCGGGGTCAGCCAGTAGGCAACTGGTGACGATGCGTCATCGGGCAACGCGGTGGTGAGGTCATCAGCCTTGTTGAGGAGGTCGCCAGCGCCTCGCTGGTCCCCGAGCAGGCCTAGTCCGTGTGCGGCCTTCAGTGCGGCGTCCACCTTGTGCAGGTTGCTGATTCCGGGCGTCTCGTACGCAGCCATGAACCAGCGCGCGATACCTCGGGGGTTCGCCTTCCTGCGTTCTAGCGCTCCACGGAACCCGTGCGTTTGAGAGGCCAGATCGGGATCCCCCAAGGTCAGGGCATCGCGTGCGGCGGTCGATAGCAACGACTCGGCGCGCTTGTCGTTGCGGACCTGGCTGTTCATCCATCCTGCGAACTGGCCGTACTGAGCCGCCACGAGGTGCAGGTCCCTGGCTGCCGGCCCTCGTACGTCGCGAGCGAGGATCTGCACCGTGGCCCACTGGCCTTCGACGGCAGGCAGCAGCGCTGACGCCGGGAGCGAGTCGTCCAGGCGACGGCTGAACGCAAGGGTCCCCGGGAGGGCCTCAACTTGCTCCGCGTCGATCTGGCGCGGAGCCGCGATAGCGGCCGACACGAGAACATCGGTGGGACGCTCGATGACGAGGGAGGCCAGCTCGCCGTTTGCTCCCAGGGCCTCGTCCAGGGTCTGGGCGAGATCCAAGGAGGGACGCCGACGCCCAGTCTCCCACTCCGAGATCTGCGACTTGCTGACGTACGCCAGCGTCGCCAACTGACGCAGGCTGAGACCACGGGAGTTACGCAGCTCCCGCAGCCTCACGCCGAACGTCGGA